GCTTCAAAGAGCTTACTTTACTGCAACAGTTGGAAAGTATAAAGTGCCATCAGTACTTGAGCAGATTCAACAGCTTGCACAAGATAGTGTGATTGAGCAATTAGGTCAGGATGCAATTGGTGCAAACTTCACAGGACCAATCAAAGATATACTTGTAAAAAACGTAACGTCAGGCGGTAGTAGAGCAGACTTCATTGAGCAAGCTCGTGAGTTCATGCTTAATACTGATACAGGAGATGGAAGATTAGTGAGATATACGAAGCAGATTGTAACAGATAGCTTGAATCAGTTTAGTGCTAATTACAATGCAACACTTACTGATGATTTAGGATTGCAATGGTATAAGTATGATGGCTCATTGAAAGATACATCAAGACCTTTCTGCGATGCATTAATAGCAGCTAAAAAGACTTGTATGCCATACATCCACGTGAGTCAGTTGGAAGAGATTGTAAGTGGAAGTATTTGCGGAGAGCAAGTTCCTATCTATGATAAGACTGGATTGCCTGCTGGTATGATACCAGGAACTAATGCATCCAACTTCCGAATAAATCGCGGAGGTTATAATTGTAATCATCAACTCTATCCAGTGAGTGCTGCGGTAGTACCAAAAGAATTGAGAGATAAGTTTAAAAATGCTTAGTCTTCCATTATATTTGCATAAACAAAAGGTCCGCAAGGAAAAACACTTATGACATTAGCTGAATTTATTCAAGAATTATCAGACAGAGTACAAATTGATGCTGCCGATGAGCAGTTAAAGCAATTAGTAATGAATCCTGCACTTTCAAGTGTTCAGATTCCATCCAACATTGCAGCTTCAGTATCATCTAAATTGATGACTGAGAACGAAGCAAAGACAAACTTCAACATTAAGAAGCACTTCACTGGCACTGCATTAAGCACAGTGGATAGTAAGATTAAAGATTTATTAGATGAGTTTGCTTTTGATGATGAAACAAAATCAAGCATTCTTACTGAGCAATCTACTTACAATCGTATTCCTATGCTTGCTAAGGCTATTGCTGATGCAAAGGAAAGATCAATCAATGCAACAGGTGGAGAGAAGAAAGCATTAGTAGATAAGATTGGAGAACTTCAAAACTTATTAAATGCAGAGAAAGAAGCTCGTAAATCTGATATTGATAAAGTAAATTCACAATGGCAAAATCAGCTAACTGAGAAAGAACTTTATGCTATGTTTAGTCAGTATAACTACGCACTTGACTTAGATAAAGATGTTACTATCTCAACAGCAAAAGGACTTTGGGAAAAGAAATTAAAAGAGAAAGGAGGCAAGTACACATTCACAAATGATGGATTGAAACTTGTTAATGCAGAAGCACCAGACCTACCATTCACAATAGATAATAAGACAGTAGATGTCAAATCATTTACCGAAAATGTCTTGGCTGAGGCCAAATTGTTGAAGGTACAAGGTGGTGCACCAACTCCTACTCCTGCTCCCACTCCAACTCCTGCTCCTATTGCAAAATCAGTTGCACCAGGAGCTAAGTCAGCAATAAGCAAAGCACTTGCTGATTTCAAAGCTGGTAGTGGTCAATTATAACAGTCAATCTCGTGATATGTGGCTTTTAGCCAAACACAATTAAACAGGGAGCAATCCAACACAGCAAAGTAAAAATCAATTTAAAATTTAATTATCCTTAAATAAAATGGCATACGGATATTGCGAAGCCCTGTTATTGCACTTAGAGTCAATTGCAGGCACAAACTATCCTGGAAAGAAAGTAACTATTCCAGGTTTCTTAAATATGTTAGTTTCTCAAACTGACAGACCATTTGTAGATGCAAATATGGGCGGACACTATAAAGATGTTCGTGTTAAATATATGCCTCGTACAACTGAAGCTCAAGTTTCTACTTCTGATACTTGCTCAGTAGATTTCGTTCCAGTTTACAATGAAGTAACTGCATCTGTTGGTAATGTAGCTCAAACAGGTGTTTGGATTTCTGACGATGTAGTTCGTCAATATTGCGAAGATGCTTCTCGTACTGTTGCTGTAGGTCAGCCTGCAACTCAGTTAATGAATGAGCACTTGAATGGAGTTCTTCATGCAATGAATGGTATCTATCAACAAATGGAAAGTACTCTTACTGACTCAGTAGTTTGGGGAAATCACTTTGCAACAGGTTCTTCTGCTGCTGTAACTGTAAACATCGAGCAAGATGGTACTTTAAATGACCTTGCAACAGGTTTAACTAAGTTATTAATGGATGCTGAAGTAAATGAGTTCTGCGGTGCTCCTTACATGGTAGGTCCATTAGGTTCTAAGTTCCATGCATTTGATATGCAGAGAAAGTATCGTGCATTAGCTCCAGGAGAAGGATTTGATCCTGCTATGATGGCTGCTAACTCAGGATATGCTTTCTTCGCATCTGGTAAGGCTGCTTCAACTTGGGGAAATGCTAACGCATTAGGTATGTTCGCTCAAGGTTCTGCTCACTTATTAGAAAGATTAGATAACGTAGGTTCATTCGCTGGACAACGTGGTTCTTCTTTCTTCACTACTATCATCGATCCTCGCACTCAGTGCTGGACTCCAAACGGATTATCTAACATTCAGTTCGACTTACAAGTTAAGTATATCGACTGTCCAGATGATTTAGCTCGTTTGAATGCTGGTGGTGCGGTAGATCCTGCAACTTTAACAGCTGCTCGTGGTTATGCATTAATCATAAAGAAACGTTATTCATTATTCCAAACTCCAAATGATGCATTTGATGCTTCAGACCGTTTAACTGGAAGTAATGGTGCATTGCTTTACACAATCACAAACGCATAATAAATACAAGTATAATCGGGGGGCAGGCAACTGCTCCCCTTTATAAAATAAACTATGAATTGCTTAACAGACTATATAGGTTTAAGAGGTTGCTCAACTGCAACTCCTCCATCAGGTTTATATGTGAATGATTTGCCAGGCATCAGCTTGAAGCAGATTGTGAGCTTAACTAATGAAGAAGAAAAGACCTATCAAGAGTTGTGGGATGTGATTCAACGTAGAGCTCAGAATAGATTCTCACTTGATGTGAGAGAGAAGATGAGCAAAGAGTATAAGATTAAAAGCATCAATCAAGGTATCAATGTAAATGGCTATTCAGCAGGCACAGGAGTAACTCTTTTACCTCGCACTTATGGTTTTGCATTAGAATATGATACAATGAATACTGGATATGTACCAAGTCCATTGACTTATATGCACATTCAGCAAATTAATTTTTATAGTGAATATTCAACAAATACTTCTATTTTATTTTATGATATAGATGCAAAGACTCAACTTTATGCATTAAGTGTTAATTTGAATGTAGGTTTAAATACAATTGAAGTTAATCAAACATTCACTAATGTAGGAAGATTATTTGTAGGAGTTCAATTAGATCAAGGAATGAATTATACTTCTATCAAAGCACCAAGCAATTATTGGAATGGATGCTGTGGAACATTGGTGAGAGGTGCTTATTATGATGGTGGAAGTCAGTTTATCTTTGGCGAAGAATTATATGGATTTAGTCCAATCTTCACAGTCGGCTGTTCTTGGGATGGCTTGATTTGTCAAAATAAAAATATATTTAGCAGAGCATATTGGTATCTAACAGGTATCGAAGTGCTGAGTGAAGTAATCTACTCAACTAAATTAAATCAATTCACTACTGTGAACTTGCAGAAAGCAAATGACCTTCGCACTGAATATCAAGTAGAGTATATGAAAGCTCTTGAGCAGATTTGCTCAGGAATGAATCTTGAATGTGATTGCTGTTTAGAGTGCTCAGGAAGTGTACAACTAAGAGAAACAACTCAATTCTATTAATATGGGATGCAACTGCGGTAAGCCAAAAGGCGGTAAAAAATAATGGCAAATTCTGATACTTCTGCATTAATCAAAATCACTGCGAAGCTTCAATCATTGGAGCAGTCAGATGCTTTGCTTCGTGAAGTAGCTACTACTATGCTTGCTGAAACAAGGCAACGCATTCATGAAGATGGAAAGAATGCACAAGGAGCTAACATTGGAACTTATAAGAAGTCTTATCTTGAATGGAGAATGGAGAATGGATATAAGACTACTGGAAGCAATGTGAAGTTATTCCTAACTGGTCAAATGCAGAACGATTATAAAGTAGTGCCTCAGAGCAAGACAAAGTACGGCTTAGGATTTAGCAATGCATTCAATGCTGATAAAGCAGGCTGGGCCGAAGAGAAGTACGGAAAGATATATGGTTTAACTCCTGATGAACAACAACTGGTGCAAGACATCTGTGATGAGTTCATCGCAAATCTATTTAAGTAATGCCATACATAAACGAAATAGTCAATATCATCAATGATACCTTAGCTAATGGAAAGCTTAAACCAAGCAAGTACAATAAGCTATTGCATGGATTAACTGAAAAGCTTCCTCGCAATTACAATGATGAGCAAGATACAATACCAGCAATGGTATCCTTAAATAACTCGACACAATTCTCAGGCTTTGATGATCGTTACAATCTTGTAATCTATCACAGATGCTTGAGCACAAATATTGTTGAAAGTCCAGTCCTATTTGGAGATGGCTTGAATACCGCACGAGAGGAATCAGAAATGCGGATGATAGTGTTTGCCGATAGGACTTCATTACAACTCCAACCTCAGCAGTTGAGCTTCCTGCTGAGTTCTGCTATCCAACAGCAGTTAAAGTACTCTCAAATCTCATCTTATGCAGGTTTATATGGATGTACGATAGAAGCTAACACAACGAATTATGATGGCGTCAGAATTTATCAAGACGAATACAACAAGCCAGCACAGGCTTATCCAGTGCAACCTAATCAAATATACATGGCACTTGATTACACTATCACGACTGACTATGACGTATCATGTATAAGTGACTGTTTAACTTGTTAAAACTTTAAAAAAAATGTCTGTTTACTATCCAGCTTCAAATTGTGGCGGTACAGGAAGTATCCCAGTGTACTCTTGTAATCCTTGTCCTGAGTACGAGTATTCTCGTATTCGTTCAATCGCCTTCGTAAAAAATACATGGTCTTTCACTGATGCTTCTGATCATACAGAGTGGGATGCTGCATTAGCAGCAGGTGCTGCTATTGTTATCTGGGCAACATCAGGAAGCTATGATGGTTCTTCTATAGATGAGTTAGTAGGCTTCGGTGATGCTGAAACTCAAAATGGAGGTGCTACGCACGTATTAACTTACAAAGATCCTAACTCTACAACTAACTGTGACTTCTACAATGCTATCAAGCAAAGTTCAGATTACACAGTATGGTTCAGAACTTCTTCTAAAATCTGGGGAGCAGGTGCACCGGTAACTATCACTCCGAAGTTACCAGTATCTGATAACTTGAAAGATGTATTAACTTATGAGGTAACAGTGAAGTGGCAAAATGCTTCTTTACCTTGCCCAGTTGATACTCCAGAAGGAATCTTCACTCAGTGCTATATTCCAATCGTATAATCTTAAATATTTAATCAGAGGCGGTGAAAATCGCCTCTTTTTATATAATTTTAGAGCATGAAATTGGACATAGACAATCACTCAGCAGAAGGATTCTTGCTGTCGATTACATTAATAGCATTTGGTAAATTAACTGAAACTCTCTACAATGTAGAAGTAGGCGATGCACTAAGAAACACTGCATATGCTTTATCAAGTCTTGTGGCCATAGATACTCTATTAGGTGGTAAGATAAAGAAAGCTATTGCGAAGTTATTCAAATAAAAAAAGAAGGGCAGTAACCAGCTGCCCTTCTCTATTGAAACAATGAAACCTTACTACTTATTACAAAAATAACAATTTATGAGATACATTGTTTTATTTGCCTTGATTTTTTTAACAGCTTGTGAACATTCAAGCAAAGACATTATTGAAACTGGTCCTTGTGGCATGGCTGCAAAGGAAATAAATTATCCTGCTGATGTGAAGCCTATCATCAGAGAGCACTGTATTTCCTGCCATAAAGACTATGTATT